TCTTTCTCCCGAGGATAGGAATGCAATTTTTTTTGCTCAAATTGTTGATTAATAATCAACAAAAAACAACAACCGCAAATAAGGAGGGAAGCAGATGAGTCCGACGGAAATCATTTTACGAGAAGCTGAAAAGCTTCCCTGGTACGAATGGCAATGCATCGTTAAGGCCATGGAATTTGTCCACAGAAAAAGAGCCGACAAGCTGACACTTGACGACTCGGAGAAAACGCATGAGGAGCTAATGTTCCACGTTGAGCA